AATGGCTCATGCTGATGATGGTGAGGTGCTGGTTGGCTACCATACTGTATTCATTTAGCTAATAACTCTTCTGACGACATGAACGTGTTTTTACACAATCCCGACGAAGAGGTAACTTAGGGGTTGAATACCACCGAACCTAGTCCTATTTATAGGCCGAACGCCAATGCTGTATATTCAATTTATGTGTGTTATTCTATGAGGTTAAACCTGGTGATAATTAGATCATTAATTGAACTTAAGGTGTTGGTGCTGTTAATACTATAGCCAATCGAAAGGATTCCATGCCTCAACTTTGTAGAGAAGGTGGATACTCTAGAGTCAACTGTAGTTAAGCCACAGCAAATATGCTACCCATAAGCCGGCCAGGGACCGTGGGTTAGGATTGGACCGAGCATAGCTCATAATTAAAGTGTCTGATTACAATGCAAGGCATGTATTTGGAAAATGCCAGTGTCTTTTGGTCAGAATTTGAACTCTCTGATTTTTTTCACTAAAGAAAATTTTTTCCTTAAAACAAAAATGGAGCAAATTAAAGGAAAACAGGGTAACCATTCCCGAAGACTCATGAAGGGGGACGACTTCGTGAGCTCACTGTCAGCAGATAGCCTTAAGACTGCTGAACTTTTAAACGGTGAGGGCAAAAAGCAACAAGAGATTGAGAAATCTCAAGGGGAAACCCAAAAAGACCTGTGGAGCCAGGCGGTTGTTCGTAATTTAGAACAACGACAATCAGCATCTGATTGGCGTAAATCAAAGAAGAAGAAGGCCAGATTGAGGGTTGAAAATAAAAATGCTGTTGATGAAGAATCACAATATTATAAAAATAAGATTAAATATAAACGATCAATGATATTATTGTTATTATTCTTCATTTTACCCGTACAAGCTGATTTAAATGGACATTATACTATATTGCAAGAGAAATTACAAACTAATTATGGTTTCTATGAAGTTATGCTTTATCTTTACTGTTTTATAGCAATATTGTTCTTACTCTACAATTTAACTAGACTTGTTGTTCGACATGTGTTATTCATTCTGATAAGTTTTATAATATGTTTAATTTGTTATTTGAAAAATGTTTCTGGTGAAGTTTGTAGTGAACTACTTAATTTTCTTTTAGTTAGTTATTTAGTTGTTCACATGAAACAATACTGGTTACTATTTGGAGTTGTTACATTTTATTATTTGCAATATGTCCAAGCAGTTAATTCATTTGAATTTATTGATTATTCATCTTTATACTTCTTATCAATTGGTTTTTTTCAAGTTGAGGTTGTCTTTACTTTAGACACTTCAGAGTTCATTAAAAATTTGGAAAAACGAGCATATGGAGATATTTGGTTTAATAAATATTCACATCACAGTTTATTCTTTTTGAATGATAATCAGTATACATGTGACGAGTTATTGAGTATTTTATATCGCAAAGTCTTGTTTCAACATTATCCACACTCTCAATTATCTAATGAGGAATTTGTTTATCATTTAACATTAGGGCATTATGATCATATACAGTTTTGTTCAAAGCATCACCCAATGTGTGAGTACTTAGGAGATCGAGTTTGTTTTAGTGATGAATTAAAACATCGTTATGAATCTTATGGTGGTAAAACAAAAGACCATGTAAAAAAAGAGAAAAAAGATCGTGCATCAGATGGTTATAAGTTAGTTTCTACAAAAAACAATTCACATGAGTGTATTTTCAATGCATTTTTATTGAGTTTAGATATACGAGAATATTCAGAAAACTTCATTGATTATTTGAAGGTTGATGAAACCGATGATTGGTTTGTCCAAAATGCTGGCAAGAAGAAAAAAGATTGTGATGCAGCTTTAGTACCACTCTTTGATCAAGCAAAGCCGAAATTTTTTATCTTGTATCTCGCTAGTTATTTTAATACCAAAGTCGAAGTATATTGTCCTGATGTTGAGCAAGTTGATCGCTTGAACTTAGTATCTGTTATTGAACCTGAGAAATTAGTTGTTCAAGGTAGACTTGTGAGATTATGCTTAGTTAAGACTATCGATTATTCACATTGTTATGCCATATTACCTGATGGCAATTATTCATTAGACAGATCAAATCCGTTGATGAGACTTAAGAATGCCACTTTTGGGTGTACCACATTACCAGAATCAGAGATAGCATTTCGTCGAAGTTTTGAGTTTCAACAATTTAGTGAGCCACAGCTCAAAACTGTAGATCAAATAATTGTTAATAATGAAGTTAAACAGACTGCTCAATCACAACAAAATATCATTAATGAAACAGTTACGTCGTCAGTTAATGTACCAACTGTTAATATTGGAACGGTCCCATTAGTTGAAGTTAAACCACAACAAGAGAGTCAGGTTGTGCTTATTGATGAGGAAAGTTTATCGGAGGTTAATAGTGATATATCGGAAGTTTCTATCAAACCAAAACGAGTTTCAAAGAGTATATTTGCCAGATTTAAGAGGTTAGTTGATGGGACTTATGTTAGGAAGTTTAGAGAGTGGTTTGAGAATCGTAATCCTAGTTTACTCAAAAAAAGTTTGATTACACCAACTTCATCTACAATTTCATCTACGAGGTCTAGTATCTCACATCAAATTGTGCCACCTCTCTCAGAAGAAGACAAAGAAGAGGACAGGAAGAGAAAAGCTGCTGATCAGATTGTTAGTTATTTAGTCACAACCACACCAGAAACACAAGTTGCAATGATTGCTGTTAGCGATTATGAATCAACAGTCGATGTCTTTACTAAAAAATACGTTATTACTAAGGACCGTGGATCAGTTAAAGCCGCTCAGTTAGAAACCAATACACTTTGTTCCACTACTGAGTTGGTTCTTAAAAATCGTTTCCACTCAGTTAGCAACAATGTCCAGATTCATCAATTAGATGACGTTAAGAAGGCCTCTGATGATTTCCTAATGCGAGAACTTTTTGTCATTCGGGATGTTGTAGCAATTGAGAAAAGTCTTAAAAAATTATTGTTTAGGACTAAATTGGTTGAGGTTTTTTTTAAATGCTGTTTGTTCATACTATCTGTTTTGTATTATTGGTATTTTGAAAGTTGGATCATGATTGTAGGTATCATTAGTGGATTGTATTTTTTTTGGAATTTGTTTACATTGTTGAGACAATTAATTATATCTAAATTGACTATTGGGGCACATAATAATTATAAAAGAGAAGAACACAGATTAGCTTGTGGATGGTTTGGTGTTAGTTTCAGTGTTTTGATATCAGTTATTCAAGCATTATGTGATGGAGTTCTTGACTTTTTTGGTGAACCCGTTAGACCTAAATTTTTTAAATATTATGTCGGAATCACATTTACTGAGATATTTTTTCAAATCAGTTGTTTTAAAGCAGGGAAAACAATACTTTTTGATGTTTTTAATTACATCTATGATTGGGTGTTTTTTGTTCGAGTTTTGTTTAAGTACAAGAAATTGTTAGCAATTTTTAATTTGATTGCTCAATTGATAATGATTTATTATGATTATGGTTATTATCCTACGAACTTGATGGTTAGTTTGTTTCTCATACATAGTGATCTTGTAGTATCCATCATTTGTAGTGTCAAAACTTGTACACTTATATGTTATTGTTTTAATTCTATAATCATACCATTTTTCTATGGTCGTAGTGATTATTTATGTACTCATAACATATTGATGAAATACGCCTGTGGTGATTTGGATGAATATGATCTATACATTGATTATTTTGGTTTTTATAATACAGTTATATTAACACATTTAATGTCTTTTAATGCTATTATTCATTTGCGTTATATTTTTGCCATTTTAGGATTTGCTTTCATGTTGGTGACATCGTTTTCCGGCATGAAGCAATTCAACAAATTTTGTCAAGAACGTTTGACTGAAACATTGTATACTTTTTATGGTGAATATCTGAAGCATTTAATAATTTCTGGAATTGTGTCAAATAATCAATATATTAATCAAGCTGTTAGAATTTTTGTGTCTCATGGTGGTGGAGAAAATAGTGCACGCGATCTTGTTGCTATACAACAAGTTCGTAATGTTATGATGCCTAGTATACTTAGTCAACCTAATTTAATGTCAGACATCATGTGTGTGCTTAATAAATTGAATTTGAAGAATCCACCTAATTTAAGTGCTTTGAGACAAAAATATGATATGCAACTAGAAAATAATGACGATTATGGATCAATCTTAAGTCATGATACCTTGATTTGTAAGAATATATTTAAGGATTATATTGTTGAACAACGTAATTTGCAAGTTGTCGATGACGATGTTGGGGCTAAACTCCGAGATGTTCAGCATCTGTTAATTCAAACGAAAATATCATTACCTAAAACACATCAATTCATTAATTTTGGTTATTTAAATCCAATGGGTCAAGTTCTATATAGCAATTGTGTTCAAAACGCCGTAGCCGCTCTTAAGAAACGTGTGGCAATGATTGTACCGAAGCCACAAGTTAAAGATGATCGTTGGCTTAATTATCTACTGCACTATCATTTATTGATTGAACGATGTAAAGATTTAGATTGGACTTTAGTTTTTCCTAAAATGATACATAATAAAATTGATGAATTATATTCTAAACAAACCAAAAAGAAAAATCGTTATCATAAAGCATATGACGAAGCAAAAGATCAGAACATAGTTGATATCTCAAGAATAAGTTTCATGGTTAAGACTGGTGAGCCTGTTGATGAGAGTAAAAGAAAACCACGTGCTATTATGTATCAATCTAGTGGTTATCTCACAAGATTTGGCTTAACATTGAAGAATTTTGAACATGTGTTCTATCGTAAATTTAAGGTTAATCTTGATGATAGTTCCCCAGATATTGCTAAAGGTTTGAATATGATACAACGAGCAAAGATAGTTAAGTACAAGATGCTTCGCATTCATGAACCAGTTGTTCTTGAATTAGATTGTAGCGCATTTGATGCTCATGTGTCCGTTGAACAACTTTCAGTCGAATTAGCTGGTTATTTGTCTCTTATAGAATCTAGAACGTCTGATAATAAATTGATAAGTGATCACTGTGAAGCGTTTGGGCATCAAATTAATAAGCGAGTTAAATTCAATAATGAAACTGGTAAAATGACTTTTAAACTGCATGGTAATAGAGAAAGTGGGTCATGGAATACATCATTGGGTAATACTATGATAATGATAACAATGTTGTGG